GATCACTAAGAAAAGCTCTTGGAGTTAAAAAAGGTGAGAAAATACCTGCTTCAAAATTGAAAGCTGCAGCAAAAAAGAAAGGAAAGCTTGGACAAAAAGCTCGACTTGCTATAACATTAAAGAAACTGAGAAAAAAATAGGAGACCTATGATTAAAACACAGTCAAAACATGTAGATTTTAAAAAATTTACAAACAAAGACGGCTATCTAAAAGGCGGTGTACCTGTTGAGATGTCAAAACCAAATGAATCTCAAAAAGACAGAGTACAAGGTCAAAGAAGAATGCTAAAAAACAAAAGATCAACTGTAACTTGGTATTAGTATGTGGTTTCAGGCAATTAAATTAGCCGTTTCCGCTGGAAGTAAAATTTACGCCAATAAGCAGAAGGCAAAAGTAGCAATGTCAGACGCACAGCTATTGCATGCTGAAAGACAAGCTCGAGGTGAGGAAGCTTACCAAGGGAAATTGCTAGAAGCTCGTCAAAATGATTATAAGGACGAATTTATTTTATTGATTTTGTCTGCGCCCGTGTTAGTTTTGGCTTGGGCGGTTATATCGGAAGATCCAACCGCTATGGATAAAGTAAAACTGTTCTTCGAACACTTTGCGTCACTGCCGACTTGGTTCACAAATTTGTGGATCCTTGTAGTTGCGAGCGTTTATGGTATAAAGGGAACACAAATATGGCGTAATGGCCAAGGAGGAAAAAAATAATGAGAACTGACTATCAACCAAAACCTAGAGTAAGACCTAGACCTGATCACGACAAAGCAAAAGGTAAAGTCTATTCTGGAAAAGATAAAAGCATGATCGAACTTAAGAAAAAAGGTGAGATCAAAAAAAACACACAAACGGGGTAAAGATATGGGAAAAGACATAAGCAAAAGTAAAAATCCTGGTTTAGCTAAAATGATTAAAACTGACAAAGGAAAACAAGCTGCAGAAAAAATGGGATTTAGAACTGACAGAACGGTTGCAATGAAAGGTGGCCGTATGAAAAAAATGGGTGGCGGATCTGCAATGTATTCTAGAGGATACGGAGTAGATGAAAAATCAAAAAGAAAACCTACTGAACTAATGGACAGAGGTGGAATGAAAAAAGGTGGCCACGCAAAAAATACTAAAAGAGAAAACCGTCTTGAAGAACTTGGAAGAGTAGATGCAGAAAAAGCATATACTAAAAAAGGTAAGAAGAATCTAAAAGCTGAGAAGAAAAGAGTCGTAAGAGAACTTAACAGAGGCTCTAGAGGAAAAGCTAAAAGAGGATTCGGAAAAGAGATGAGATAATGGCAAAGCTTTGTCCAGAAGGTAAAGCCGCAGCGAAGAAAAAATTTTCGGTCTATCCCAGCGCATATGCAAACATTTGGGCTTCCAAATATTGCAAAGGCAAAGTAGGTAGAAAGAAAATGAGCACAGGTGGATCAACTAAAAAGTTATACACCAAAGGTTGCGGTGCTATAATGAAGGATAGAAGAAAAGCTTATAAGAATGTCTAATGGCAAAAAAAGGTCTTAAAGAATGGCTCGACGAGAAGTGGGTAGATATAGGAGCCCCGAAGAAGAACGGGAAGTATCAACCATGTGGGAGAAAATCAGCGAGCGGATCAAAACGAAAGTATCCAAAATGCGTCCCACTTGCAAAAGCCACACGGATGACAAGTTCGCAAAAGGCGAGTGCTGTCAGACGAAAAAGAGCAGCGAGTAATACTGGTCCAAAACCAACTAACGTTGCAACATTTGTAAAAAGAAAAAAAGCTATGAATGGTGGAATTATAGATATGACTAGGATGGTAGAAGTATAATGATAGCAAGAACACAAACGTCTAGAGAATTATACAACAAAGGTACAATGCCAGCTAGAAACAAAAAGAACTTTAGACCTACAAAGTCTGGAGCAGGAATGACACGAGCCGGTGTCAAAGCCTATAGAAGATTAAATCCCGGTTCAAAATTAAAAACAGCCGTGACTGGTAAAGTGAAGCCGGGATCAAAAGCTGCAAAACGTAGAAAATCATACTGCGCACGTTCACTGGGGCAACTCAAAAGAGCATCAGCCAAAACTAGAAATGATCCTAACTCACGAATCCGTCAGGCACGAAGAAGATGGAAATGTTAAAATGACAAAAGCAAAAAAAGCAAAAGTAAAAAAAGTAATTAAAGCTTTGAAAAAAGCTTCTAAATCACATGCTAAACAAGCTAAAACATTAAAAGGAGTTATAGGTGAAAAGAGCAATAATAGACGCGCTTGAAGCAAGATATAACGCACAAATAGCTGAAGCAGACGCTACAATAAAAATCTATTTAGAAAATTCTGTAGGTATTGGAGAACATCCTCAACATATTGATGAGGTTGATAAACAATTACAAAAAATAGCTGACGCACAAGAAAAACTAAACGAGTTACAATCTTTTAAAATATGATGGACCCAATAACTATTGTTTACAAAATTCAACGATTGTTGAAAGAAGGGATCAATCAGATTCAAGAAACTTATACATCTGGATCGGTTGACAATATGGAAAAATACAAGTATCTGCTTGGGAAAGCACACGCTTTACAAATAATACAACAGGAAATCTCTAACCTGCTAGAAGAAAAGGAGCAAAAAAATGAGCAAGGAAACGTTATCGACTTCGGAAAGCCCGAAGATAAAAATGGCTCTTGAAGAAAAATATAAAGAGCAAGATAAAGAAGAGAAATTAAAAAGAGTCGACGAAACAAACGTTGACAAAGTAATAGACAACCTACCAGAACCTTCTGGTTGGAGACTTTTAGTTTTACCTTTTACACCAAAAGAAAAAACAAAAGGTGGTTTAATATTTTCACAAGAATCTTTAGATAAAGCAAGGATTGCAACTAACTGCGGTTATGTTTTAAAAATAGGACCAGACGCATATAAGGATAAAGAAAAATTTCCTGAAGGCGCATGGTGTAAAGAAAAAGATTGGGTGATCTTTGCAAGGTACGCTGGATCACGATTACCAATAGAAGGCGGAGAAGTCCGTATTCTTAACGACGACGAAGTTTTGGGGACTGTTGCTGACCCAGAATTTATGTTGCATTACATTTAAGCACATAGGAGGAAACTATGCCAATAGACAACGAAGAAAAAAAAGATGTTCCTATGGTAGACATTGATACATCAGGACCTGATGTAGATGTTGATGTGCCAGAAGAACAACAAGCAAAAGAAGAGAAAGAAGTAAAAGTTGAACAGGTAGAAACATCTGTTGAACCAGCGAAAGAAAAGCCTGTAGAAGAAGGGCAAGAGAAAGATGAAGAATTAGAATCATATAGTAAGAGAGTCAAAAGAAGAATTGATAAACTTACTACAAAAATGAGAGAAGCTGAAAGACAAAAAGAAGAAGCTTTAGAGTATGCACGATCAATTAAAGCAACTTCTGATAGTCTTAAGAAAAAATACTCTCAACTAGAAACAAGTGGTTTAAAAGATAGAGAAGAAAAAATTAAATCTAATCTTAAAGCTACTTATGCAACATTAGCAGCTGCCAGAGAAGCTGGAGATTTAGAAGCTGAAGTTACTGCTCAAAAAGAAATTGCTAGACTTGGTTACGAGGAAGCAAGATTAGAAGAGCAGAAAAACACAACATCTAAAGCCGAGCTTTTAGACAGACCTGTAAACATTACACCATCTAGAAAAACTGAACCAACTAGAGAACCTGATCCAAAAGCACAGGATTGGGCTGAAAATAATAAGTGGTTTGGTAAAGATACTGCAATGACTTACACTGCTTTTGATATACACAAAAAACTAGTGGACGATGAAGGTTTTGATCCAGCTACTGACGAATATTACGCAGAAGTTGACAAAAGAATAAGACTTGAATTCCCTCACAAATTTGATACAAATGAGGAAAGGGAAACGACCAAACCTGTACGAACTGTAGCTTCGGCTAGACGTTCTGTCAAACCAGGTCGCAAAACTGTGTCTCTCACACCTTCACAGGTAGCAATCGCTAAAAAATTAGGTGTGCCACTGGAAGAATATGCGAAACAGTTAAAAATCACGAAGGAGGTATAGCATATGACAAAAGAAACTAAAAAAACCACTCGTGCAAGCCAGTCTAGGGCTAAAGAGGTTAGACCTACGACATGGGCTCCCCCATCATCTTTAGATGCACCACCTGCGCCAAAGGGTTTCAAACATAGATGGCTACGGACAGAGGTTTTAGGATTTGACGATACTAAAAACATGTCTGGTAAATTAAGATCAGGTTATGAATTAGTGAGAGCTGATGAATATCCAGATGAAATTTACCCTACTATGAAGGAAGGAAAATACGCAGGAGTGATTGGAGTTGGTGGCCTTGTGTTGGCAAGGATACCGGAAGAGATCGCACAATCTCGAACTGAGTATTTTAGAAAACAAACTCAGGAGAGAAACGAAGCAATAGACAACGATCTTATGAGGGAACAACATCCTAGTATGCCGATCAATGCTGATCGACAAACGCGTGTAACTTTTGGTGGTACAAAGAAACGTTAATTTTTTAACAATTCCTACCCGCTAAATTAAAATAAAACCCGTGCTGGAGGTCCTTCGGGACAGGCACATTAAGGAGAAACAACTATGGCTAATAGCTCAACAACAGGCTTTGGTTTAAAGATGATCGAAAGATTGGGGAATACACCTTCAATCGGCGGTCAATCTGAATACCTAGTCGAGTCAGGTTTAGGTGTAGGTATCTACAAAAATAATCCAGTTTCACTGCAAGGTGCAGGCGGAGCTGAAGGTTTTTTACAAGATGCTAGTTTCGCAACTACAGATGATGCAGCTAATGGTGGTGCAGCTTACGATAACGGAGCTGACACATTGTTAGTAGGTGTATTCAACGGAATTTTTTACGTTGATAGCTCTACAAGCAAACCAAGATTTGCAAATTCAGTGGATGCAGGGACAATCTTTGGAACTGACTTCAATACAGGTAACAGCAACGGTCAAGCATTCGTGAATGACGATCCAATTCAAGAATACATGATTAAAACAGATGCTGCTTGCCCAACAAGTAACAACGGAAAAAGCTTTAACGTAACATCGTTTACAGCTACTGACAACAAAGACGGTCAATCGACTGTACTTTTAAATGTTGCCGGTGGTTCAGCTACTACAAAAATGTGGAAAGTTGTCAGAGTCGCTGGTGCGCCTGAGAACAAAGACATTACAGCAGCTGGTGCAAACATGGTCGTTGTAGTTAACTCTGCAAGTAACTTGTACATAAACTAAGCTAGGAATAGGAGATAAAATACTATGGCAATATCACGATCACAACTAGTTAAAGAACTAGAGCCAGGTCTGAATGCACTATTCGGCTTGGAATACAAAAACTACGAGAACGAACACGCTGAGATTTACGATATCGAAACTTCAGACAGAGCTTTCGAAGAGGAAGTAATGTTATCTGGATTCGGTAACGCACAAGTTAAAGCTGAAGGTCAAGGTGTATCATTCGATGATGCTCAAGAGACTTTCACTTCTCGTTATACGCACGAAACAATCGCTTTAGCGTTTTCAATTACTGAAGAAGCAATTGAAGACAACTTGTATGACAGACTTGCGTCTAGATATACAAAAGCATTAGCTAGATCTATGGCTAATACTAAACAAGTTAAAGCGGCTAA